AACAGTAGGTCATCCGTTCGATTCGGATAAGCGGCACCATAGAAGAATCGCTGAAACGCCTTGAAAATAGGGGTTTCAACGAAAAAGGCCAGCGCGGGGCGCTGGCCTTTTTTGCGTCTACCGGGAAAATTACCGGGAAAATTAGCGGCTCTTTTTGGGTTTCACGGCTGCTTTGACCACCGGCACGGAATGGTCGTACAGCTGGCGCATGGCCTCGGTCACGTGGCCACCAGCGCCCTTGTCTTCGCTGTCGGTGATTCCCCGGTGTTTCAGGCCGTGGAGCGCGAACCGCTGGTCCTTCTCGATCACTCCCTCAGCAATCGCGCGGCGGACCATTCGCTGCCAGGCGCTGTCGAGGGCTGATTTCGTAAGCGGCGTGCCGGACTCCGAAACCAGAAGGCGTCGCTGCTCCGGTTTGATCGGTATGGGCCGGCCGTGGGCCTGCATCCGTTCGTCCCGGTAACCCTGCAGCCACTTCACAGCTGCGCGCAGTTCCTTGGTCCATAGCGTCACGTTGTCGCGTGACCCCTTCCGGCGGTTGCTACGGATGCCCTCATGCTGCAGGTGGGCATCTGTGAGCGTGTCCACCTCAATACCGCGCAGGCGAACAGCGTAGGCCAGCACCATGACCGCTGGTAGATAGGGCGGGCAGCTGCCTGCGGTATGCGCTTGTCGGCTGGCGCATTTCCGGGCGAACTGCAGAACAGCGTCGAACGAATCATGGTCAGGCATGCGCGCATCGCGCTTCTCACGCACCTTGCGGATACCGTCGGCGGGATTGGTAGCACAGTGCCCGTGCCGGATGCCCCAAGCAAAGAGCCGTCGTAGGTAGCTGGCGACGCGGTTGGCCGCTGCCGGCGTCGCTGGGATTGCCGGCAGCTTACCGCTGGCCGGTCGACCGGTGGCCAGCGTTTCCACGACGCGCTGCAGTACCGGCACCGATAGATGCTCTACGCGTTGTTGGCCAAGCATGCGGCCATCGCGCAGCAGGTATCCGCATGCTTTCGTTGCGCAGTAGTCGTAGCCCTCCCTCGACTTGGTGGAGAGGTCCAGGTACTCGCTGGACTTCTTGAAAATCCCGGTCAGGTGATCGAGCGAGCCGCGCAGACTGCCGCCGCCGCGCCCCTCCATGATGGCGTGCAGATCCGACAGCCTGGCCTTGCCGTTGGCCACCGTGGTCTTGATCCTGCCGACCCCCTCGGGATGGGGATCGATCACATACCAGCGGCCATCCTCCCAATAGAGGCCGCGCGGCAGCGATCCCTGGTCGATGTGACCAGGGATCTCCGGGTTGAACTTCCTTTTTCGACCACGTGTCATCAAACCAGTTCCAGCAGAGTCGTTTCGTGCGGCAACGCCGTTGCTCCGGGCAGACCCAAGGCCGCATTGATGGCCTCGACGGTGGTCCAGATGCGCCCGCGCCGGTCGTACTTATACAGAATCCCTTGAGCGTCCGCCCACCGCTCCACCGTTGTCGGTGTGGGGGGCGGACCATCAGGGGCGCAGATCCGTTGTAGATCGGTGAAGTGCAGGATCTGCGCCATGCTCAAGCCCTCCCTGCGGCGAACAATTTCATCTGTAACACGTTGCTCGGCAAGGGTTCCTCCACCGCCGCGGCGGTCGGCTGCAGGCCGTGTTGCTTGTGCCAGTGTGCCCACGCCAGGTCGAATGTCGGGTGCTTCGCGGTCGTGCTGCAGCGGCATTCGATGAGGTGGCCACCGCCCGCGCCCTCACGGCGTAGATCGTGGATATACCGGGCCTGGTGGCCAGCCGAGCAGGCGGGGAGGGAGCGCGGCGGTGTCTTCTGCTGTTGCGTCACGCGGCGGCCCTCAATGCTTGGATGAACTGGCAAGCCTTGGGCGGGCAAACCGCATTGCCCATCATCTGCATCCCGTCCCTCTTGTTCGAGGGCAGCACGTAGCGCTCGGGAAAGCCCATGGCGATCTTGGCTTCATCGACCAAAACCATACGCATGCGGTCTCCGTCGATTACGGCCCAACGATCCCGCGTGGTGATCGTACCGATGGGCCGAGCCAGTGACCTGCCGGTCAGGCCAGAGCCGGTGCCGAAGTAGGGCGCCACGAACCGCTCGCCGAAAGCGGCACGTCCAGCGCGTACACGGGCGATAGTGGCGGCAGCACGGCCGGGGCGCTCAATCGGGGACCATGTGCCGGCGTTGAAGTCAATGAAGCTGCTCGCAGGAACATGCGGCAACTTCGGCAGTTTCAGTTCCAGTGGGTGCTTACTCTTGGTCAGCACGATGAAGATGCGCACGCGGTGCTGCGGCACACCGAAGTCGGCAGCGTCCACCAGGTGCGGACTGATCGCATAGCCCAGGGCATGCACCGCTGCACACCAGGCGGGGAACAGCTTCCACTTTAGGAAAGCGGGTACGTTTTCCACCAACGCGGCCTCGGGCGAGTTGCACTCCAGCGCAGAAACGACGGCCCATGCGGTTGAGCGAGTGGCGTCGTGATGCGGACGTTCCTTGCCGCGCGCCGGGGTGTGTCCCTGGCACGCGGGCGAGGCCAGCAGGAGGTCGTAGTAGGGCATCTGGGTCCAATCGGCCTGCTGCAAGTCTTGGCAGACGTGCTTGGCGCGAGGGTGGTTCGCCGCGTGCGTTGCCACGGCGGCTGGCCAATGGTTGGCTGCCCACACCACCTCGCATCCCGCCTGCTCTGCGCCTTCTGTGAACCCGCCGGCGCCGGCGAACAAGTCGGCAACCTTCATGCCCGAGCCTCCCTGCGGCTGGGAACAATGTGATGCGGCGGTTCTTCGCAGAAAATCCCGCAATCGAAGTTCAGCGATTTCATGGAGCCGCCCTTGTCGGTGGTCTGCAGCTGATCGAGGAAGATCCGCTGCCCCTTCACCTTGACCAGCCGAGCACCCAGCCGGCGTGACTGCTCCGCGCGCTCGGCGAACACCTGCGGGTCGTGCTGGCGCACGTGGTTCCAGTAGGTCGGCGACTGCGACTTCACGCAGCCGATGCAGTTGGCGTTCGGATAGCCGCGCAGATAGATCGCGGGCAACGCAATGCCGGCGGACAGCAGGAGCGCGGCGCAGTCGGGCTTGCTCAAGCCCGCCTCGATCAGCACCGGCAGCACGTTCTCGCGCTCGCCGCGCACGAACCGATCATGGCGTGCGCGTTCTTCTACTGTGAAACCCAGGACGTGGAAGTCTGGCTTGTGGATCAGTTCCCATTCCTGGCGTGCGCGCTTCTTGAGTGCGCGGGTGCAAGGGGCACCAGCGACACCGGCCATGTACCGCTCCTTCTCCCACACATCCACGGCGTCGCAGGTGGGGAATTTGGAATTGATGGCCGTCTCGACCTCCACCCCCAGCCATGCCGCCACATCGCGGGCAAAGCGCAGGTTGTCGGGATCTTCATTGGCCACGGGGTTGTTCACGATGCGGACCTCATGGGTCGAGGCGTAGCGGTCCAGCGTCAGCTTTGCCGCCACGGCGCTCGCGGCGCCGCAGGAGAACCACACCGCAATCATCTGGCGCTTACCCATGGGTGGCCTCCTTCGCGCAGCCACAGGCCGCGCAGGGCGTTGCCAGCGCGGCCGCAACAGCGGCGATGTACGTGCCCTGGCCAAAGGGGCTGGTGCCTGCCAGGATGCCGCCGGCGACGTGAGGCAGGCCGGCGCTCTCGAACTCAGCAGCGAGAAACCGGCGGGCGGTGTCGAGATCAACCATGGGAGGCCTCCCAGCCAGTGAGCGTGAATGAGGCACCGCAGTTGCGGCACTCGTAGTCGCGGGACGGGCCGATGTGGTCCGAGTAGTTGCCGTCTGCACGGGTGTAGGTGCGCACCGAAGCGGGAACGTTGGTGAAGTCGAGGTCGCCGGCTTGGCCGCAGTCCGGGCAGTGCCTGCAGGCGTCGCGGATCATCAGTTCAACCATGGGCCACCCCCCGGCGAACGGCCATGGGGGCACGACGGCGCAGCGCCTGCGGGATCTGGCCCACAGCCAGGCCGCTATGGCGGCGGCGCGGCGGGCGCGTCTGCCACATCCTGAGCATGGTGGCGCCGGCAGTGGGCAGCAGCAGGCACGCGGCCAGCAGGGCGACGAAATCAGCCATTGGCCACCTCCTGCGCGGCCAGGTTGACCGCTTCGACACTCGCACGGCGCCCTGGCAGCATGTTTGCAACGTCATGCGGGAACGGGATGGCGGTGGCCAGCCTCGCCAGTTCGGGCGAGATCCAGTCCGCTATGTCGTTGAACTCGGCCCCCTTGGTATGGACCCAGCCGGCCAGGCTCCCACGCCGCCGCTCGAAGACACACTGCGCGGTCTTCGGTGTCCCCATACACAGTTCAACCGTGGCGATCACCTTGCTGTGGGTTACGTGAATGGTGATCGTTGCGCTGCTGTCGGGGGTGTGTGGAGCATTTCCACAGTTCTGCACACCCGTGGTAGCCTCCGCTCCGGGTCCGGTGCTGGAATCCAGCGACTTTGCGAGGGTGGTCATGGCTTGGCCTGTCATCTGTTGCATGGTTCTCTCCTGAACTTCGTTGGTGGATGGCCTTGGGGTTGGAGGTGGTGCTCCTCCCGCCGGCCCGCTTCTACTTCTACTTCTACTTCTACTTCCCAAAAACCCAGCAGCGAATCGCTGCACCTTTGCCCAAGCTGTCCAGCTTGATCGCGCTGTTCACGGTCAAATTTGCGTCGATCAGCTTGTGGCGGCGTGAGTCACGCAGATAGTTGCGCAGCACCTTGAGGTCAGGCACAGGCTGGTTGTGCTGCGCAGCCCGTGCCAGGAAGTCATTGAGGTTGATGGCGATCCGCTGAGGGTCGCGGGAGTGATTGACCACCGGGCGTTCGCCCGCGCCAACGCTCTCCAGATACTCGTAGGTCTCCCAGAACTCGTTGACCAGCGGATGATCGGCACTGATGGCCGACTGACGCTCCATCGCCATGCTGGTCAGGACCTTGCGCGTTTCGATCACCATTTCCTCTGGCACGTCGATGACCAGGCGCAGGCCATCGAGCAATGCCAGCATCTGCGAGTGGTTCTTGATGAGGCGTTCCATTCGCAGATCCTTGTTCTCGCGCAGCCGTGCCTCGTAGAAGCGCACGCGCTCGTTGAACTTATCCATCACCGCAGCTTCGGCACGCACCGACTTGAGCAGGAAGTGGCTCACATCCTCGACCTGCAGCGCGTTGAGGTTTTCAGCTGCCTGGCGGCTCGCGGTGGTTGCGTTGGGCTTCTTGAAATGCAGTTTCACGATGCGCCCCAGCATCGCCTCGCTGGCGTCCACCGGCGCATTCTGGCTGATCACCAGCGTGCCTCTGAACGGCGGCTCGTAGGTTTCGTTGCCGGCATTCCGTACACCGCGCGTGGCCAGGCTGCCACCGTTGTAGCAGGGCTTGAATTCGTCCCAATCGAATGACTTGGACTGAGACCTGTCGCCGTTGTCGCTGCGGTCAGCCTCCAACAGCACAATCGGCATGCCCGAAATCTGGCCCATCGCGCGGGCGCGGCCAGCCTTGGAGGACTTGACCGGGTCGAAACCTTCGTAGTCGCTTCGGGCCAGTAGCTTCCAGAGGAACGTGAGCAGGGTGGTTTTACCCGCGCCAGCCTCGCCAGTTGCTTCCAGGTATGGGAATGACATGTGGGAAGACCGGATCTGGTTGGCGAACAGCGAGCCAAACCAGAACGTCAGGGCCACGATGCCGTTGGTGCCGAAGCACGTCCAAAGCCAGTTGAGCCATTCGGTTCGATAGGCTTCATGGTCGCGCTGAATGTCCAGCCTGATAGACCGCTGCGTGGTCTTTACGCGCAGCTTCGGGAATTCGAAGTAGTCCTCGGAATTGGCAACGGTGAGCACGCCATCGCGCACGGCAATATCCCCGAAGATGTACGCCTTGTGTTCGGGGCTGTAGCCGACAAAATCGACCGTAGCCACGTCCTTGATGCCGAACGTCTGCGCGTCCATCAGCTTGTCCAGGTGCTTCCCCGTTCCACTGAAAAGCGCGCCCTGAGCGAGGCCGAGCAAGCGCTTCTTGAACTCGGTGGCACTGGCGATCTGCGCGCCGGTAAAGGTGCCCTTTACCGAAGGGGCGTCATGCGGGAAATCAACACGGAAGAAGTACCAGCTTTCATCGGTCGCATCGTTCTTCTGGAAGTAGAGCGCTTCGGGATAGCAGTTGGCGATCTGTACAACGGATGCGCTGGCTCGCTGCAGCTTTGCCAGCTCCTCGGCTTCGAGTTCGTCCTCGTCGGCCAGGTCACGGTCAACCACGCGCTCCCTGCACAGCTTCTCGAAGCGAAGCGGGTCAAACTGAAACCAGAACAGGCGCGAGCCGTGTTCGATGTGGAACTCCACGTTCTTGCTGCGCTCATACATGATGAGGCCCTTGTCCATCGCGGTGCGTGCCAGCAGCAACGCACCGTTGTGCCGGGCCAGCTCCAGGTCTTCCGCCCACACGCTATCGCCATCTTCGGCAGCCTGTGCCCGCAGGTGCAGATCGTTCCAGTCGGTCTTCCGGTCGCCGGTCTGTTCGATCTGCGCGGCCTTGCAGCGATACCCCAGCTTCTCCGCACGGCGAATGTGTTTGACCGTATAGCTGCGCGCGCCCGGCTCATTGTCCAGCGCCCATATCAACATGGGGAGGTCGTTGGGACGTGCGGCGCTCAGTTCCTTGAGGGACAGTTCGGGATAGGCATTGCTCGACATAGCGGCAACGGCGCAGATCCCCCGCTGCAGCAGCGCGATGGCGTCGAAGATGCCCTCCACGATCCAGACCTCACGGGCGGTTCGCAGCTGGTCGAGCGCGCCAGCGCTCCACCAGACGCCGGCGTAGCTCTCGCCCGGAGCGAAGCGCGCCTTCATCTTTCCGAAGCGGTGTGGGCGGTCGATCAACCGTTCCCACCAGCCGCCCTTCACCAGCGGGAAGCGGACAGTAGCCGTGCCCTGGCGCTTGCTGGAGTCGTAGTAGCTCTCCTGCACGTACAGCCCGTGCAAAGGCTTGATACTGAATCCACGCCCGGTGGCCAGGTACGCGTCGGCCGCAGCATGTGGCGCCTGCGGTGTCTGCGGGTTGTGCTTGGAATAGTCGTCAAACAGATCGTCGTAGAGGTCGCGCACGCGCACCTCTTGGCCGCACTTGGCCTGTCGGCCACAGCGCAGCACCCAAGGCTTGAGGTAGCTGGTGTAAAGCTCCTTCTTGCCGCAGTGGGGGCACTTGCCGCCGCGCATGTACTCGGTGCCGCTGCGGTGTTTGAGGCCATAGTCGCGCTGGACGCGCGACAGTACCTGTTGGCGGATCTCTTCTTGCATGGCGGTTCAGCCTTCGTTCGCCGCGTTGGCGGCGGTGCGGTGGTGCTGCATGGTTCTCTCCTGACCTCCCCGGCGGCGGTGGTGCGCTGCCGGGGAGGGGTGGTGCATTACTCGTCGGCCGGGCGTGACCTGGTAAGAATCCCGCGCAGGTCATCGGTGATGTACTCGGCCACGGCCGAGGTGTGGTCGGCCGTGATGCCCAGCACCTTTGCCGCCTCCGCAGGCAGGACAGCGATCAGCTCCACTGCGTAGGAAATGCGCCAGAGGCGCGTCACGTCGTCGGCGCTGATCAGGTGCCCGTGTGGGTCAGCAGGGGCCGGCGGCGGGTTGCGGTGCGGCGGCACGTGGCCGTTCTGGCTTCCCATCAGTTCACCCCACCCGGATAGCTGTCGCCGGTGCGCAGCCATTGGAAGAAGCGGTCGGCTTCGCCCTTGGCGAGCAGATAGACCACGGTGCCGGTCTGGATGCCTTCGGTGGCGGCGCGCTGCACATCCTTGGACTTGTGCGCGGAGACGGTAGCGGCCGCGTCCGATTCGATGTGTATCAACGCCAGATACAGCACGCCGCGTTGGTCGAAGGACGCGCGCAGGCCAAAGCCCGCAACCTGAGTTTCCAGCACGATGACCGGACGCATGGCGGCTTCGGGGATCACAACGTTGGAAGCACCGGCCATCAGTGCACCGCCTTGTCGTCGGTGCCGGGAGCGGCGCCATGGGCGTCGCGGGTGGCGGTGTAGGCGGTGAGAATGTCGCCCAGGGTGATGGCGAGTGGGCACACGCCGACGGCGATCAGGCGCGCAATGAACGCCTGGTAGGCATCGTTGGGCCATTCGAGGGTGTCGGCGATCAGGCCGAAGGCGAGCGAGATTTGACGCGCGGAAGGATTGCCGGGCGTGGAAGGGGCGCCATGAGGCATGGAGACGTCTCCTGTATCCGAGGTATGGCCTCGGCGAGACGTTTCTAGGCGTCGCACCGAGGATGTCGGGAGGCTAGAAACCGGGATACAGACCGGCGGGCAGTTTTCCCCTTGCGGGTGTTGTATGGCTGCCGCCCTCCCGACGTAGAAAACGTCGGTGCACCAGTTTTGCAGGCGCAAAAAAACCGCGATGCTTACGGGCGCGGTTGCCGCTGTATCCTCAGAGTTTCTAGGCTCCTTGCGGCAGACAATGCTCTCCCTGCCCGGCGAAGTCAAGGGGAAATGACGGAAAGTGTGGAAACGGGATTCAGCTGCGAACAGGTTCATACGGACACCCGTTCGGCGGCACTGGACGGCAGCTGCTGGTAGTCGCCACCGGCGGCGATGTGGGCTTCGACCAGGGCGCGCAGCTCGGCCGCTTTGCGGGCCTTCTCGGTGTACGGAACGTATTCAACACCGCTCGGGCTGGTGACGAAATTCGGCTGAGTGGCAGTAGACCATCCGTCACGCTGGGTTTTGTGTCGCATCATGCACAGCACTCCCTAGCCGGCGGCCGCAGCCGCCAGGTCAGTTCGTTGTGGAAGGGGAAAGGTGAATCAGACGGTGGGCAGGTCGCCGCCATCCGGTGGACGCGCTTCGATTGCGTCGATCCAGTCGGTTTGCCGTTCGCCCTGGTCCTGCTTCCAGCGCGTCTGCAGCATCGTCCGCTGGTAGTTGGGTGTCGGCGGCAGCTCGCAGGCTGGAGCGCTGGGGAGGCCGCTGGGGCTGGCCAGGTTGGTCAGTTCCGAACTGCCGGTGTAGGTAGCACCACACATGGGGTTCGGGCAGACGTAAGCCTCAGTGCGCAGGAACGGGTGTTGCAACGCACTTGTGCGCTTCACCAACCGGGCATTGCAGGCAGGGCAGCGGAACACGGCACGCTGACCAACGGCGGCGCTCATGCCTTGCTCCGAGCCTTGGGCGCCTTCTTGGCGACGGTGGTCTTTTTCGAGGCTTTACCGCTCTTGCCACGCGTTGCGGGCGACTGACGGGAATTGGTGGGAACTGTGCAAGAATTGGGGTCGCGCTTGATGCCAAGCGCGACAGCCGCGTCGTGCGATTTGCCGAAGTTGCCTTTGCCAACGCCGCGCAGCGCATCGTTGACCGAGTGACGGTCGAGGTTGTTCTGCCGGGCGAAAGCAACGACGGTGATGCCCATGTCGCGCAGGTACTGGCGAGCTTCTTCAGGCGTGCGCAGTTTCGGCAGGTTGGTGCGTCGTGTGGCGGTCATCCCGTTTCCCCGTGTTAAGCGAGCAGTGAAATATCTTTCACTATGTTCAGTGAAAGATGTTTCACCTGTCAAGGAGGTTTGAGCGTGAGTGTGGGTCTGAGGCTGAAGGAAGAAAGGAAGCGTCTGGGCCTTACCCAGGAGGCCATGGGTGTGGCGTGCGGTGTCACCAAGCGCACGCAGATCTTCTACGAGATGGACAGTGTTGGAGCGAGCGCGGCGTACCTGACCGCTGCCTACGAACTGGGCGCGGATATCGTGTATCTGCTGACCGGCAACCGCGAGCGACTGGCCGAGCCCGATGCGGATCTGCTCGATGCGTGGCGCACGGCGTCGCCTTCGGCACGCGCGGCCGTCATGGCGGCATTGCGCGGGGTTACGCCGGCGGCGGCAACGGCTGCGCCCCGCACTTCATTCGAGAACACCAGCATCGGCCAGCAGATCAGCGGCGATGTGGATCTGCGTGGGCAAAAGATCGTTGTCAAGGCGCCTAAAGCATCAAAGAAACCCAGCCGATAACGCTCACGCCGCGCTCTATTCAGGCCGCTAACTCACATCGCAAGAGGCGCCGGTGTGGCGCGCTATACGGTGTGATGGATTATGAGTTGCGGTGAAGGTGTGGAGCGTGGTGCGGCGACGTGCGTTTGCAAGGGTCAGACCGTGTTTGAAGGGGCCGTGATTGGCCAGGTGTTTACGGGCGACGTGCAGATGCAGTGCCCACACGCGGAGCATCACCGCTTCGCGCAGAACGAAACAGAAAGGGCGCCCACGGAAACGGGGCGCCCTTTGTCCACTGCGTTGATCGCGCTGGCGATCTGGCAGGCAACCTACCCAACCCCGAGCATTGAAGCTGCGTGCGGCTCGACACTCCCACACGCGGCGTTGTTCCTGATCGCAGGTACTGCCACGCGCTACATCAAGCCGATGGTTCTGCGCTGGCTTCGCCGCCGCGTTCAAGCTCTAAGGCGGTGACGAAACCGCCGCTGCCATCGATGGTGTGCGTGGCCTTGGCCACCAGCCAGTCGGTGCCGTCGATCTCCGGCTTGAAGCCGCTGACGGTAACCGTCTGCTCCGGGTAGATATCGGCGCGGCCGATGGCGAGCCGGTAGCTCAGTTGCGCGGTGCCTCGATCCAATCGTTTGAACTCGGCCTCGGCGTGCTGCCGCGCTTCCTGCGCGCTGGCATACGTCGCCTGTAGCTTCTTCTCGTTCGCGGACGTGCCCACCAGCACGCCCGTGCGGCGGGCAGCGCGACGGTCGCTCCAATAGGCGCGCACGCCGGTGTACTTCTCGCGGTCGGCCACGCTGTAGCGATGCTGGTCACCGGATGCGCGCGTGATGCGCACGCCAGGTAGCGGCTGGCCGCTGGCGGTGGTGCCGGCGCCGATGGGGGCGAAGATCAGCGTGCCAGCCTTCACCGTGGCCACGGCGTCGAAGCGCTTGCCGAGCCGCGTCAGCAGGTTGATATCGCTCTCGTTGGCTTGATCGAGGTGGGCAATGGCAACGCTCGCCAGATCCGCGGCCACGGATGTGCGCAGCGAATGTTCGCCAGCGATGGCGCCAAGAATGTCGCCCAGGGTGGTGTCGTGCCAGCTGCGCTCGCGGCGACGGCGAACGGCTCCCGTCAGGTCGGCGGAGCGGGCGCGAATGGTGATGATGTCCGGGGAGCCGCTGTGCTCTACGTCGTCCACCTTGAAGGTGCCCTTGTCGAACAGGCCGCTACCCTCATAGCCAATGGCCACCTGCAGGGTGACGCCCCGGCGCGGCAGGGCAAGCATTCCGTCATGGTCATGCACGCGCAGATCCACCTGGTCGGCTTCGTCGCCACGGCTTTCGGTCAGCGACAGATCGAGCAGGCGCGGCGCCAGCCGGGCGGTCAGATCCTGGCCGTCGAGCACCACTCGCCACGCGGGAATCGGGTACGGAGTGGCCCTCATGCGATGGCCTCGCTGGCGCCGTCGTCGTCGCGTTCCAGCTGCATCTGGAAGTCGATCAGGCGCGGCGTGCCATCGCTGAACAGCTCGCGTCGCGTCTCGCTGAGGCTGGTCAGCAGGTAGGCGCCGTAGACGCGCCCCGTGCCCTCCACCAGCGCCTGAGGTTTGCCCTGGTCGGCCAGCTCGCGCAGCTTGTCCAGCACCTGCAGATCGGCCACCAGCTCGCCCGCAATGGTGCCCTGCAGGCTGATGGTGTCATCGCCCGGCCCGACGTACTGCCGAGCCGCGCGGGCGCCCACGCGTTCGCTGCTGGCGTGGCGCCAGGTCATCTGGCGCTGCAGCTCGCCATAGGCGGCGGTGGAGAGGGAGAACACGAACGTGCCCCAGGTCATCATCATGGTGGTGGTCCTCAGTCGCTGAGCCGGGCACCGCGTCGGGTGGCCTTGTCGCGCTCGATCTGTGCAATGGCCTGCCGCACCAGATCCGCAATCTCGCGGGAGTCGGCGCCGGACGGCGGGTGGATGTTGATGGTGTAGCTGGGACCGCCTGTGCTGCCCGCCGCGGCCGGCGCAGCGGCCGGGGCAACCACCGGGGCAGCTGCGGCCATGACGGGCAGCGCAGCGGCGCCCAGCGCGAATCCGGCCGATGCCTGGCGCAGTCTGTCGCGGCTGGCGGTGGCGCGGGCGGTGTCGGCATTGCTGCCCAGGCGGGCAATGCGCTGTTCGCGCAGTTCATCGAGGCGGGAGGGCGCGGTGGCGCCGTCGCCACTGGTGGGCTGCATGCGTTGTGTCATGCCGGTGCTGATCTGCACCACGCGTTCGCCGCCCATCGCTGCCGCTCGCAGATGGTCGCGGTTGGCGGTGGCGCGCTCGGTATCGCCATCGCTGCCCACGCGCGCAATGCGCCGCTCGCGCAGTTCGTCAAGCCGGCCGGCCGACGCATTGGTGCCGCCAACGCCTGCCTGCTGCATGCGTTCGCCCATGCCGGCGCCCGCCCGTGTAATGCGGTCGCCAACGCTGGTCACCTGCTGCAGCGGCTCGCCCTGGCTGCGGTCGATGCCCCCGGCCAGCCCCTGCATGGTGAAGTCGCCAAACTGCGCGAACACACGCGACGGGCTGTGGATGCCCAGCAGACCCTTGAAGCGATCCATCACGCCCGAGGCGATGTTCGCCACCGCATCCATCGCCACGCTGCCCTTGGACACGATGCCGTTGATCAGCCCCTGCACCATATCGACGCCGGCCTGCATCATCTTTGCCGGCCAGCCGAGCAGGATCTGATTGGCGCCTTCCCACATCGTCGATAGACCCGAGCGGATCTTGTCGCCGTTGAGGGTGAACAGGCCGACGATCAGCTGCCATGCGCCCTGCAGGTACGTCCATGCGCCGCCGACGGCGTTCTTGATGATCGGCAGCATGAAGGTGAACGCCTTCACAAGCCAGCCAACGGCAACCACCGCCATGCGCAGGTTCACGGTCAGCACCTGACCCAGCACCTGGCCGAAGCCACGGCCGGCCGTGGTGGCGCCCTGCAGCTGCTCGCTGGTGGCCTTGAACGGGGTGAACAGCTTCTGCACCCATGCCCAGGCTTTGCCCATCGCTTCGGATACCTGTGCCCACACCGGGCCCAGCGGTTCCAGTGCGGTCATCAGCTCGACCATGATCGGGTTGACCACATCAACCACGCCCTGCCACACGCCGATCATGAATGCCTTGATCGGCTCCCAATACTTCCACACCAGCGCGGCAACAACGGCCACGGCGGCGCCGATGGCCAGCACCGGCAGGCTGATGCCGCCCAGCATCGGCAACAGCATGCGGCCGACATTGAGCAGCATCGGGAACGCGCGGCCGCCCAGCGACAGCACCTGGCCAACCAGCCGGCCGATGCCGCCGCCGCCACTGAGCAGCATCACGCCCTTGTGGATCTGCGTCAGCGCCATGGCGCCAACGCCGCCGGCCACCAGCAGGCCGCCGAGCACGGTGGCCAGGGCGGTACCGCCGATGGCCAGCTTGGCGATGGTGGCCACCAGCTGCGGGTTCTTGGTTACCCATTCGGCCATCCGGTCGGCAACCTTGGCCACACGCGCGGCCAGCTCCTTGACCGTCGGCAGCAGTGTCGTGCCCAGGCGCTGGGCGAGCACGGTGGCGCTGTTCTTGAGCAGGATCACGCCGTTCTCTGCCGTGCCCACGCGCGCGGCGTACTCGGCATTCATCGAGCCGCCGTACTGCTGCGCGTCGGTGACCTTGCCGAAGTTCTCCTTCAGCAGATCGAGATTGGTCAGCAGCGGCGCGATCGCACCGATCGACTCGCGGCCAAACAGCTGCGTCATCGTCGCCGCCTGCTCGGCCTTGGGTAGCTTCTTCAGCTTTTCCAGCACGTCGAGGATGGCGCCGCCTGCATCCTTCTGCATGGCCTGCGCCAGATCACCAGCTTTCAGCCCCAGCTTCTCGAACGACTCCACCTGCCGCTTCGTGGCCGCATCGCCCGAAGACAGCGTGAGCAGCATGTTCTTGATGCCCGTGGCCGACACTTCGGACTCGATGCCCATGCCGGCGACAGTGGCGCCCAGCGCCGCCAGGGGGCCGCTGCCGAGGCCAGCGACCTCGCCCAGCGCGCCGATTCGGTTCACCACCTCGCTGATTTTCTGGACGCTGGCCGGGCCGGTGTTGCCCAGGTAGTTGATCTTGTCGGCCAGCACGACAACGTCGTCCTGACCCATGCGGAACGCGGTACGCCATGTGGCCATCGTCTGGCCGGCGTCCTCGGCCGTGGTGTCGAAGGCCACGCCCATCTTCGCCGCGTCCTCGGCGAATCGGGTCAGTTCGTTGCTGGCGATGCCGGCCTGGCCAGCGGCCGCGACGATCTTGGCGATATCGGTGGGCACCATGGGCAGGCGCCGCGACAGTTCCTCAATGTCCCGGCCCATCTTCTCGAAGCCGTCCGGGGTGTCGAAGTCCACCACCTTCTTCACGTCGGCCATGGCCGACTCAAAGCTCATGGCCTGCGCGATGGGCAGCGTCTGCGCACGCAGCGCGCCGAAGGCGGCCAGCGCCACGCCGGTGCCATGGGCAGCAGCGTTCATGCCGGCGCTGTGGATCTTGCGGCTACGGGCCTGCGCAGCATCGAGCGCGGCCAGGCGCGTGCGCTGGGCATCCATCTGCGCCGAGGCGGCGGCAATCTCGCCGCGCAGCTTGCGCTCATGTGTCCCCAGCTGCCGCGTGCTGATGCCGGCACGGTCCAGACTGCCGCGCAGGCGCTGCAGCTCTACCGACTGCTGTTGGTGCTGGCCCTTGAGTTGACCGGCGGCAGCCTTGGCCTGTGCGAACTCACGGCTCAGCCTGCGGGTAGGCGTGCCGGCCTCTTTGATCTGGCGGGCCAGCGCGGCGACGCGCTGCTGCGCGGCCAGGTGGCTCTGTTCGGTGGCGCGCACCGCCTGCTGCTGCTGGCGAAAGGCGGAAACGTCGCGCTGGGCCGCATTGAGGCGGCGAAGGTTGGCCTGCTGTTCCTGCAGAGCGGTGGACAGGCCTTTGCTGCCGGCCATGACCTTCTTGAACGGGGCGCTGGCGCGGTCGAGCGCTTCCAGCACCACCTGCAGGCGAAGGTTGCCGCCGCTCATGCGACGACAACCGATGCGCGTACTACGGCGCCGTGGTGTCCGTGGGATCGGCTACCAGCGCGGCCAGGAAGCGGCATCCAGCGCTGACCGCCCACACCAGCAGCGCGCCAACCGCACACAGCAGGAACGCCGCAAGGGCGAGGAAGATGAGGGTGTCCATAGGCGGACTGTATCACTGCTGTGCTCCACTTCGTTCATGGGCGCGCTGGCGCCACTGGATCAGTTCAGACAGGGAGAGGGCCGATAGCTCGGTGAGGGTGAAGGAGAAAATCACCGCGATATCGGCCATCAGATCCTCTACGCAGACGGGAACTCCCTCTCCGACTTCGGCACGAAAAAATCACCGATGACACGGGCGACCTCGATCAGGTCGGCCGGTTCCAGCTTGCCGGCGTCGGCGGTGGTCAGGATCGGCTGGCTGATGCGCGGCAGGACCGTGGTCAGCGCGGTCACGTCCATCTGCGCCAGGTCAAACAGCTTGATGCCGCGCAGATCGCCGGCAGTCGGCTTGCGCAGGCGAACCGAGCGGATCACCTGCTCGCCGCGTTCGATGGGGGTTTCCAGCACGATCACGTTGGTGCCGGTAGCTTCGCCGTCGGCGGCGGTGTCGGTGTCATTGTTGGTCTTGCGGGTCATCGTCATATCTCTCAGGAATGGCCCAGCCGCTGTAGCGGCCGGGCAGTGGGGCGGGATCAGGCGCCGATGGCGCGGCGCAGGGCGGACTGGCGGTCAACGCCGTTGACCATGAAGACCATGCCGACCAGGTCGATTTCGATTTCAGTGCGGCCGTTGACGCTCAGCTTGTAGTAGCTGGCCGAGGTCTTGACGCTGAACTCGGTGTCGTCGCCGACCTTGCCGGTGCCGGCGTCGATCTCGGTGTGGCGGCCGCGGATGACGATCTCGACCGCATCGACCTCGCCGCTGTCCTCACGCTGGTAGCCGCCGGCGAAACGCAGCTGCACCGCGTTGTGGGAAACGGTGCCGTACTGGCGCAGCACATCGAGCATCAGGCCGCCGCATTTCCACTCGGCCTCGATCTTCTCCTGGCCCAGGTCGATGTCGATGGGACCGAGCATGCCGCCGGCGCGGTATTCCTCCATCTTGCGGGTCAGGGTGGGCAGCTTGAACTCGGTGACCTGGCCGATGTAGCTCAGGCCGTCGTTGAACAGGTTGAGGTTTTTCAGCTTGCTGGGCAGAGCCATGGCAGGGGTTCCTTATGCGGCCTCAGCCGCTGATGCGGGCCGGGAAATCGGCGAAGAAGCGGTCGGTGATGCGCTGGTTCAGCTGCAGGCTTTCCAGCGGCGGTACCGGGGTGTAGTCGTAGTCGATCACCAGCTGACCGCTGGCCAGCGACTGCGGCGCATTGGCGCCGGCGTCGTACCAGGCACTGGCGCCGATCACGTAGCCGGCATAGACCAGCTCGCGGAACTTGGCATTGATGCTCTCCAGCAGATCGCGGACCAGCGTCGGGTGCAGCGGCTTGTCGATGTAGATTTCCTGCGCCTCGGCGATGGTGTCCGCGAGGATCTGTGCCGTGCGGGTGGCGGTCTCGAACTGGAACAACGGGTCAGCGCTGCAGGTGCGCGAACCCCAGAACTTGTAGCCGTTGGAGTTGATGAGGGTGGTCACGTCGCCGGCATTGAGCAGACCCGCGTCGGTGTTGGGGTCCTGCAGATCCCAATGCACGTCGCGGCTGATGCCGGTAACGCCTGCCACAGGCACATTGGAGATGGACTTGTGCCAGCCCTGCTGCTGGTCGGTCATGGCGCGCACGCCCAGCGCACGGGCTACGGCGTAGGCCATGCCGGTCGAAGCGGTGGCGGTGTTGAACGCCATGAAGTCGGGGTAGATCAGCATCAGCTCGCGGGCCGCGAACTGCTCGCGGTAGGCGATGGCTTCCGACACCGTGGCGCTGGCGGCGCAGCTGGCGTAGATCATCGCGCGCAGCTTCTTGGCAACGGGGATCATGGCGGCGGTGACCGGCTGGGTGTCCAGTCCCGGTGCGCCCAGGATGCGCGGGCGAACGCCCAACTGCGCCTGCGCGACCAGCAGTGCGTGCAGCCCGGTGTAGCTGCCGCCATTGGCGCCGCCGATGACCTTTGCCGTGGTGTCGGAATCGTTGCTGGCGCTTGCCACGCGCACGACAACCACGATGGGATTGCCTTGGTCGGCGATGCCCTGCAGCGTTGCCCGAAGCGTGCCGGTGTTGCCGGCCTTGCCGACCGCGCTCAGCACGTCGGTAATCAGCACGGGACGATCCAGCGGAAAGGCATCCTTGTCGGCGTCTTCGCCCGTGCAGACGACGCCGATCACTGCGGTGGATACGGTGCGGATCGGCCGGATGCCGCCGTTGATTTCGATGACGCGAACGCCGTGGTGGTAGCCGCTGGCGGCCATGGGCTTCTCCTTCGGTTAGGGGGTGTGAAAGCGGAGTGGTACGGAAAGACGGGTGTTGCGTGATGCGCCGCTCGGTGTGGCCAGCTGGCCCTGCAGGTCGAGGACGAACGAACCGGCCACGTCGCCGTGCGCCAGGTCGATGCGGGAAAGGCTGATGCGCGGCTCCCAGCGCATCAGCGCGGTGGCCGTGGCGCCGAACAGGCGCAGCCGGGTTTCGTCGTTGAACGGCTGGTCGATCAGCTCGGGCAGTAGCGAGCCGTACTCACGGCGCTGCACGCGTGAGCCGATGGGGGTGGTCAGAATGTCGGCGATGGACTGCCGCAGGTGCGCCAGGTCGTCGCTGAACATGCCCGTGCGGCCGTCCATACCGATCATGCCGGCGCCCCGCTGGTGCCGCTGCCCGGTTGAACACCGGCGTGCTTGTGCTTGGTCAGGCTGATGCCGGCGGCCACCACGTCGTCGGATACCTCCGCCTTGCCGGTGATCGTCACCTTGCCTTCGATGCTGGTGGCGCCCTTGATGGTCACCGGCCCGGTGATCGTGGTTCCGCCGTCGGCGGTGATGGCCACGGTTCCGCCTGCGGGCAGGACAGCCGCCAGCGCGTGCGCATCATGGTCGTAGCTGACCACGGCGCCATCCTTGAACTGGATCAGCGTCAGGTTCGGGTTGGCCGACGGAGCCGGGTACTGCTCGCAGTACAGCCCGCGCAGCACAATGGCGTTGGCCAGGTCGCCATCGCAACACAGCAGTGCGACCTGCTCGCCGCTGCTCGGCGGCGACCAGGTGCGCAGCTCTCCGGCGGCGGCACTGAACCAAGGGAGGAAGTCGGTGTGCGCTTCGCCCGTCTGCACACGGCACATGTGCTGGGCGTGATCGACCTCGGTCACCACGCCGTCGCGGAGCAGGTTGTTGATCTGTTGGGGCAGCGCGCTATCCATGCCCCCATGTTCTCGGCGTCCCTTCGCGCGCGCACGTAGCGCGGTAGGTAGATAGAGCCGTTACAGCGGCGGGCGCGCATGCCGCGCCGCTGCGATCATCGCCGCGTCAGCTCAGATTCGCCGGCGGCGCATCCTCCGGTTCAGCCGGCACTGCGTCTACCCACGTCTCCGACGTATCGTCATAGGTGACTGGCACGCTGCGGCTGGACGGGGGCGCGTGGTCGGTGACCGATGACGGCAGCGACTGGCCACGCGGCACCGGCGCGGCGAACGTGCCGTCTGCCTTGTTCCAGAGCGGTCGGCCGCTGTAGTCCGGCTGCAGCACCCAAAGGCCCTGGCCATCGTCCCACGCGTTGCACTGCGGGGTGGTGCCATCCAGTCGGAACGGCTCAGCCAGCGTCACGCCCTTGGGCGGCTTCTCGCCGAGCGCGAGGCGGTTGGGGACCGGCATTGCAGTGCGCGTATCCCACAGCATCCGATTGCGGTAGTCGGCCACTACATCCCAGCGCTTGCCGTCCTCAGACAGCCGCAATGCTTGGAACTCGCCAGCAGTTCGCTTGGGTGCCACGTCAACGGTGCGCTCCGGCAGATACCAGGCACCGTCAGGGGACGGCTGCAGCCGCACCGGTCCCATGTAGGCGCGGGTGATCGGGTCGAAGGCGTGGGCAAAGCGGGGTTCGTTGGACATGCTCCGTTCCTCAGTACGTGATGCAGTAGATCATTCGCAGGCCCGCCGGCAGGTTGCGGTCGCCGCCCGTGTTGGCAACGGTGATCGCGTGGGTATGGGCGCCGCCGTCAGCCGCCGCAGCGCTGTGGCCGTGGTCGCCGACCTGCGCGATGGAAATATCGTGCGAGTGAGCGCCGGCGCCATTCATGCCGATGTTGTGCCCGTGGCCACCAGCACCGTCCGTGGTGAAGCTGTGGGAGTGGGCGCCAGCGGGGCTGGTGTTTGGCCAAGGGTTGTCGTAATCGACATTGCCGCGTGAGCCGGCGTGCTGGCCGTAGTCCGCGCCCCACGGGTAGGCGACGCCCGCCTCGGCAAACGCGGTCAAATGCTGGTGATCGCCCACTGCAGATGTACCGCCGGTATGCGCATGGTGGCCCTGCGAATCAGTCCACGCGCCGTGAGCGTGGTCGCCGACACCGCTCGCGCTCGCGCCGTGCGAGTGTGCGCCGCCGGCGCCTATGCTGATGGTGTGGCTGTGCGTCCCGGCGCTGGTCGAACTGGCGGTATGGGCGTGTCGGATCACTTCGCCGGCAGTGAAGCCGCCAACGGCATCAGCGCTGTTGGTATGGGTTACGACGGTGCCATCACCCATCGCCGGCAGGTTGAACGTGGTCGTACCGTCGCCGGCGCCGTAGAGCGTGCCAATGGCAGCGAACAGATCCGCGTAGGTGGATCGGGATACGGCAGCGCCGTTGCACAGCAGCGTGCCAGCGGGGGCGCTCTTGCCGGCGAACATGATGACCTGACCGGGGATACGGTTGGCCTTGGTGCTGGGCGCAAAGTTCCCGCCATGCCACACAGACTGGCCGTTGAATCGCAGGTCACTGCCACCCAGGTAGAGCGGCGCATAGGCGCTGTTGGCCACGGTCACCGCGTCGATGCCGACTGCACTGCCACCGCTACCGCTGTCGATATCGCGGATCAGCAGGCGCGAGCCTTTGCCAATGTAGTCCAGGCCAATCGCACCGCGCAGCGCCACGCCCGCCTCCACAAGCAGGCCGCCGGTGATCGTGCCACCTGCCTTATCCAGTTTGGTCGCAGGGTTGAAGTTCGCATCGGTCCACAACTCCGCCCATGCCTTCCAGCGCTGGTCGGCGGGCGCGGTGTCGTGGCGGGATCGCATCCAGAACCGATTTCCACCACCGTAGTCGGCGGCCAGGGCAAGGCCACGGGAGTTGTCGTAGCTGGGCAGGGACCAGGCAATGGTGTACTGCGCCGGCATGGTGGTAGGCGAGGGGTTGCCCTGGCGGTTGATGCGCAGCGCGTTCCACGTGTCCACCCAGCTGTCGTCATTGCTGGTCGGGGTGAGATAGGCCACGCGCGCAGCCACTTCGTCAACGGAAGCTGCGCCGATCTCGCTCAGAGTCCATCCAAAGTTCACGCCACCGTTCACATCCTTGGCGGTGTTCCCGATGGTCACCTTGCGGGAAGCGCCCCATGCCGTTGTCACAACGTTGGCGGAGCCGTCGAATGCGGTTCCGTTGATCGTGCGCGGCGCTGCCAGTTTGGTAGCGGTGTCCGCGTTGCCCGTCAGCTTGCCCCGGAAGTCAGCGGCGTTGATCCAGCTGCCGGTCGGGTTGAAGATGATTCTGTTGGGATTCGCCGTGTTGGTCAGGCGGAACTCCTTACCACCGGTGGCGTCGTGGAGTTCGAGACCCGTGGTGCCATCGACCCCACCCTGCTTGAACTGCCAAGGGCGCTGGGAATACAGCTCAAGCAGCACGCTGCCGTCACCCGAGGCAGCTCCGATGCGCGCGCCCGCCATCTCCGCCACGCCGTTCTTGTAGACCACCAGCTGGCCGGCCGTACTGGTGTTGCCATTGGGGCGCAGGTAGACGAAGCCACCGTCGCTACCGGCGGCGGCAGACAGCACCACGCTGCCAACGGCACTACCGCGCAGCGCGCCCCCAGCGGTCCCCAGGTCGAGGGTTTGATCATCAGCCAGCGATGCGCCCAGGGCGAACGTCTGGCGGCGTCCCCAGCGGTTCTCGGTGGAATCCACCAGGCGCCGCAGATCCGAGACAGTGGCTACCGGCTCGACCGTTGCATAGACGATCCCGGCCGGTTCGACGGTCTGGAAGGTGGCAACACCATGGTAGGTGGTGTTGGTGATGTTGACCGGGCGAACGCGGTGGCCGTGGTTGTAGTCGCCCTGGAGCATCCAAAGCTCAACGCCGCTGGAGTCCCCCGCCGCATCGCGTGTCAGAACCAGTCCGAGCCGAGCAGGGTTGTTGAGGGCATCGGTAGCACCAAGCCGTGCTTGGTAGACCATGGCATCCACGTGCGCCTGTGTTAGTACCGTCAGCCCCGTGCCGTACCCGCGTGCAGATGCAGACACGAAGTCAGTAACGAACCTGCGGCCACCGATGCTGCCGTTGGTGATTTCGATCATCAGAACACTGGCATTGGTCGAAGACCACGGCAGTGTGCCCAGCTTGATCCAGCGCTTTTGCGCGTTGTTCTGTGGGATCAGGTACGAGGGCTGCACCTCGCCGACCTGCGGGAAGTCGGCAGCGTGCATGCCGTCGAGCGTGTCGGCGTCCAGTCCCTTGCCGTGGCCCATATCCTTCAGCGCGGCGCCTTTCAGTTCGAGGCTGGCGCGGATAGCCGCGGCAGTGGCCAGCGCCAGCACCGTCTTGACGAACGGCGTCGGTGCGTTGGCGCCGAAGCGGTCGTCCAGGGCGCCTTTCAGTCCGCGAGCGGTCACCGCGCGCACCGCGTCCGCGCCCGCGATGGTCTCGGGGCCGTCAGCCAACTCGACTACGCCCGCGACTGATTCCGTAGCCGGCGGGTTCAGGAACTGCGTGCTGCCGAACTTGATCTGCGCCGTGTCGATATCGGCGAACACCACGTCGGCCGAAAGCAGCAACGTGGAAATGTTCGCCTTCTCCATGATGGCGTCGGCCTGGCCATAGACGGCAAACAGTGTGCCGTCGGCCAGATACAGGCCGAAGCCGCGCAGCTGGTACTTGTCGGTTCCACTGTCCTGCAGGGTGACGTGAATCGTATCGGCCGCAACTGCATCGCCGCCGAAGCTGGTCATCCTCTTGAACTCGCCCGGCAGCTGCGTCATGGCAGCGGTCGGCGTGAACGCAGTGGCAGTGAGGCCGATGTGGGAAATCAGCACCGTGTTGGTGCCGGTGTTAGTGCCGTTGACCAGCTTGGCGCGGCCGGCGTTGGTGATCTTCATGCGCATGGGGGTCAATCTCCGGTCATCGTCAGGCGGCGGTAGACCGCCGCTTGGGCACCTGCGACGGTTGCGACTTGGCTGTCGGCCTGAATGCCTTGGGTGAAAGTGAAGTGCGAGCGCACGGGCTTGGTGCGGTTCACCGCGTCCACGATCTGGTGGACGAACTCGGCCGACGACTCCTGCCCGCCGTCGCCGCTGATGGTCAAAAACAGGTTGAACGTGTGCGGCTCACCCTGCGGGGTCATCTGCCACCACTCGCGGATCTGCATCTGACCGCCAAAGCTGGCGATCAGGTCCGCGATGCTCTTGGCGGTGCCCTTGTGGCGCTGGATCTGGAACGAACTGGCGATGCGGGCGCGCTTGATGCGCTCGGGCCAGTTGCTGTCCCAGGTATCCACCGACACGCTCCACGCGAGGAACGGCAGGAACTCGGCCGGGCAGTTCCACGGGTTCCAGAGCGTGTCGTGAACCATAGGCACGCCCGACAGCTGCGCATCGGCGCGCTCTACCGCGCGTTCCAGCCGCGTCGAATTGGGGGGCAGCAGGGAGGTGGCGTCAGGCATCGGTGCCGCCGTGCTCGATCACCACGCTGGTGCAGTACGGCGCCGACTGCGCGTCCACCGGCATATCCGCCGTGGGCATCTGCAGCTGCACACGGTGGACGCCATCGACGTGCAGGGCCGAGTAGAGCGCCGACAGCGGCACGTCGCGGCCCAGGCGCTGGGTCTGCTGCAGGAACAGCGACACGCGGCGCCGGGCTTCGGCCAGTACCAGCGCACTATCGGGACCGTTGAACGTCACCAGCCGCGCCCGGATCTCGAAGGGCTTCACGGTGGCCGGTGCCACGGTCACGTAGTCGGTCAGAGGCCGCACGTTGTCGTTGAGCAGAGCGGACTCCACGGTCTTCAACAGTGCCGCCGGCGGCGTGCCGTTGCCCTGCCGCGATAGGACCGTGACCACCACCTTGCCTGGCGATGGGCTGGCCACGCTCGCATCGAGCACGTCGGAATGCGCCGACAGAGTGTGGAAGATGTAGGCCCCCTCGGGGCCAGCCACCGACAGGCTTTCCGGTGCCAGCTGAATGCGGCGGCGGAACGCGGCGTCGTTCTCGTAGACGGCGGGCGTGTTGGTCTTGGGATCTGCCGGGGTCAACAGCTTGCGCTGCACTCCAAACGGCACAGCGAGGTTGTCCAGGTCGGCGCCGTTGGAGTAGGGCAGCAGCAGGCCGCGTGCGCGTTGGTTGAACTGCTCACGCAGCACCAGCTCGCGGTAGGCGCTGGCCTGCAGGAGCTTCATCACCGGATCAGATTCGACCAGGGCGGTGTAGTCGGGACACAGGCGCCGGAACTCGGCCAGGCGCTCGGCCAAGATGGCCTCGAACGTGCGCTGCTCGAAGATATCCGGCGCCGGCAGCTTATCGACTTCGATGGCGGTAAATGAGGACACGGATGCACCGGCTGATGGGTCCGGTCCAGATTCCCATCGCGCGCGCGCGAGGCCGAGGAATGCGGCGTGTAGCGCGGCCGCTTACGCTACAGCGTCTGCAGATGGTCGAGGATCAGCTCGCGTATCAGCTGTTCGTCGGCAGTGGTGAAGCCGAGCAGCACGCGTCGCGCGTAGGTGACGCGAGGGCCACCCTTGCTCACGGTATCGGTGCGGCCTTCTTGGTGAATGCGGGCTATGCGCGAGACGCGCCCGGCGAAGCCCACCGCCGCTTCACTGGCACTGCCGCGCACGCGCAGATGCTTGGCCTGCCGGATCTTGCCGAACATGGCGCCGCGTTTGATGCGGCCGGCCTTGGCGCGGCGAGGCGGTGCGTTGCGTCGTGCGGCAAACGGGGAGCCGTCGGGATTCTGCTGGCCAGCGATGCGCTTTTGCTGAGAGCGCCGCACGGCGGTACCGACCTTGCGGGCCAGGCGGCTGCGCTCCGCAGGCTTGAGCCGCTGCAGCAGCGGCGCCACCCAAGCCTCCAGGCGCTGCAGATCCTCGTTCACTCGGTGATCGCCGGCAGGGTGCCCAGCACTTCACCGTCGGCCGTCAGCGGGCCACCAGCGAGCGTATGGCGGTGTTCCCACTCGGCGCGCGGCTCGGGCAGGTACTGCAGCTGGAACACGCCAGCGTCGTCCTGCACGACGCGCACGCGCTCGGTCAGCGGTAGCCGGATGGCCAGATCGACCACGGTATCGCTCAGCACGTCCACCTCGAAGGCCAGCTTTTCGCGGTTGTCCGGGTTGGCCAGCAGCTCGGGCTGGTGCCGCGTCAGCCACTGCAGCAGCGGCACCATGACAGCCTCGGGCGCCCCGGCGAAGTCACGCAGGATCAGCTCGAGGGTGTAGCGGTACTGGAAGGACAGGCCCGCCGTGAAGCTGGCCACCAGCCCGCCGTCGTCCACGAACACCAGCAGGCGTTCCGGATCTGCGGCCAGTGACGGCATCGCCGCGACCAGGTGCTGGCGAAGTAGTTGAGGCTTCTTCATCGCCGGGCGCACTCGGTCAGGGCGGTGTGCAGCTGGGTGACCAGCTGCTGCAGCGCCGTCACCTGCTCGCCGGCGGCGTGGTACTGGCCGTAGTTGGCTGCGGTGGTTTCGGCGACGGTAGAGAGCGTAACGCCGGCAGCGGGCGCATCAGGATCGCCGGCAGTTCCGGTGGGGGTGACGCCTGCCGCAGCGGCGTCGTGGATGTGCACGAAGCCAACAGGCACAGCGCAAGCGGCATCAGCGGTCGGAGTGACATAGACGGGAACCTCTTTGGTGATGGTATGGCCGCGCTCGCGCACCACCTGTACGCGGTCCACGTACTCGGTCACCACGCGGGTGGTGCCCTGCGCCAATTCCAGCTTGCTGGCCAGATCCTTCTTCTCGGCATTGGCGCTGGCCAGCGCAACGTTGGCGCGGTCCAGTGCGGTGGTGGCGCGATTCACCCGAGCCTGCTGGCAGCTGAAAAGGCCGGCGGTGCCCGCGATCAGGGCCACGATGGCAAGGGCGCGGTAAAGCATCAGCGTGCGCCCAGCGCGGCCAGGGCGCGGTTGGTGCGTACGGTTCGGTCGGCCATCCCGTTCGGTGTGGCGCGGCTGCGGGCGTTGCCCAGGTTCACCACGCGGCTGACGCTCAGAACGTCGCGCTGGTCTGCGTAGGCGTTGAGCCGGTTGTCGTGCCAGAACGCCGCCGCTGCCATGGCGCCGGTTTCCGGCTCGATCAGCAGACCGGGCATCTCTTCCAGTGGCCGGCCGATCAGCTGGCCGATGTGGCGATAGTTGCCACGGCCGGTGTGCATCATCGGGCCGCGCCCGCGATAGTCGTAGCCGTCGCCGCTGGCCTCGTTGCCATTGCCGTTGCGGTTGGCATAGACGCGGTTGCCCAGCTTCGCCGGCTGGTGGACGAATGCAGCAGCTTCGGGGCCTTCCACGTACCTGCCGAACACTTCGAGCAGGCGCTCGCGGCTGTAGCTGAGCGATTCCTCCACGCGCGACAGGCTCAGGCTTTCGTGGCCTACCTGTGCGAGGAAGTAGGCGGCGCGCACCGGGGTGTTGATCCCGAAGCGCTTCATCGCCGCATTGAACGGCGCCACCCAGCGCTGAGCGCGGGGGAGCGGGCATTGCATGATCTGCGCCAGTAGTGGGGCGGTCAGCACGTCAGTTGCTCCCGAACAGGTGCGCGACGTTGCCGCGCGAACGATAGGTGGCCACCAGCAGGACCAGCAGTAGCAGCAGCTGCCAGACGGTGACGTGGGCGCGGGCGCCCTGCAGCATGATCTGCAGGGCCAGGCCGCCGGTGGCGGCGATCAGCAGCCATGCGCACCAAGCGATGGCGGGGCGGTGGTTGGCGCCGGGGGCCGGCCGGTAGGTCAGCAGGCGGATGCAGATGGCCAGGCTGCACAGCAGCGTGGCGGTGGTCAGGAACTCAGCCATCGGAGCCTCCACGCGGCAGGCGGGTCACGTCGGCCGAGCGGCTGCGCTCGATCAGGCTCAGGGTCAGGGTCACGATGACCGCCGCACAGATGAACGCGGCAAGGCCCGTGGACACCACGCCAAAGCGCTGCATCACCTCGGTACCGCCCAGGTAGCCGGCCACGACGCTGATGGCCAGATACACCAGGCGCTTCCAGATGGGCAGGTTCTTGGCCGACACGACGAACAGGGTGGCGCCGGCAAACGCGCCCAGGAACGCATCGGTTTGGATCCCCGGCAGGATCGACGCGAGGCCGACCCCCGTTGCCAGTGCTGCCATGCTGCCGGTAGAGGTTGGTTCGGTCATCTTCAATCCCATAGCTGAACAAGGGGGCGCATCGCGGCGCCGGTGGACGGTGCGGGTACGTCGGGTAGCTCCACGACAGTGCCGATGGGCAGGACCGGCCCATGCAAGCTGATGCCGTAGTTCAGTGCATGGGCCTTCTCGACCATGCCGGCGGTGGTGCCCAGGTGCCGGTGGCAGAGCGCGTCGAGCGTGTCGCCCTGCATCGAGACGACGCGCATCAGATCAGTTCCACCGTGACCCGCCGCAAGCCCTGCAGATCGCAGAGGGCGTTTCGCAGATCGCGGCGGATCTCATCAATGGTCGGAGTCAGTTCCTCCGCACGCTGGTTGCCCTGTGCGGTGGCGTCGTAGGAGCGGTAGCGTTCGTGTAGTTCGACGGCGGTGGCGCAGCCAACCGCGCGCAGAAACAGATGCACCAGGCGTGTGCTGCCGTCGATCACCGGCGCAGGTACGTCGGCCAAGGTGGTGTAGCCGGCGGCTTCCTTGCCCGCCTGCCATGCTTCCAGTTCCCGCGTTACGTCCATGACCGCCGACACCACGGTGCTGCGCATCCGCGGTGCCTGAATGTCGCCGGGAACGCGGATCGTCTCGCGCAGCAGGGCCACGTCGATTTCCGGCCAGAACGCGCCGGCGGAGACGTTGGGCTGCTTGGTGGCAGGTGATGCGTTGGCAACAAAGCTGCTCATGGTGGCCTCGTAGGTCGCCGGTGGTCGGGGCGTCACACCAAGGGAGAGAGGTCCTGGTGATCGGCCCCGAGCCGGCGGGGTTGCGGGGTACGCTCGGTGTGAGGTCAGTCGTTGGACTGACTGGCCTCTAACTTCTTCATCAAGCGCTCGGCGCGCTTGAGGTCTTCCTTGCCGCCGCAGCTGTCGTGCAGCTGGATGGCCTCGCGCAGATCGTCAACGGCCTGGCCGATAGCCTCCGCGTCCAGCGGCGCGGCGTCGGGGTCCTCTGGCAGCAAGCAGCGAGCGCGGGCCAGTAGCAGTCGGGCGCGAACCTGATCGGGCATGTCGTGGCCCTTGGTTACTTCCACGGCCCGGTTCAGGACGCCCAGGTCGAACCCTGCACCCGTCTTCAACGCGTTGAGCGCGGCGATGCCAATTTCCTCGGCAACGACGCAGCCGGCGGTGCGTTCGAAACGGTCGGGCATCGTCAGGCCGTGTGCCAGCACGTAGGCGGCGATATTCAGCGCCGCGTCGTACAGGCCCGCGTCGATGTTCCACAGCATCAGCGTGGACACCACGTCGTCCTGGCCACCCGCATCGGCGGCGAGCACGCCCTCGATGTAGGCGTCGTAGGTCGGCAGCAGTGCGGCCTTGAGTTGGCCCTTGGCCTGGCCCGACTGGATCTGCTTCAGTCGAGCGCGGTCGGTGGCCAGCTGCAGCAAGGTCTGCTGATAGATCGGCGTGCCTTCCATCAGGTTGCCGCCTGCTGCGCGCTTGGCCGCTTCCTCGGCCTCAACGCGCTGCAGGTGCCGCTTGGCGGGGCTGTCGGCCATGGCCTCAGTCCTCGACCTTGATGTTCTCAACCACCGCGCCACGGCCGTAGTCCTCGACCACGTAGCAGTCGTTGGACGACTCGAAGTTCGCCACGCGGTTCTTCTCCGGCTCTTCCTTGATGTAGCGACGGCGGCCGTCGATCTGCCAATAGAGGGACAGGTTGTCCAGCGAAGTGACCAGCAGTGCATCGGCTGGCATGAAGGGAACAACCACCGGCTGCAGGCCACCGATGCGCTTGGTGCCCAGCACCAGATCCGCGGCCAGCAGCTCGGTGGGCTTGTTGTCCTGATTGATGATCGGGAAATACTTGTCATGCACCAGGTTGCGGCCGAGCACGACGACCAACGCCGGATCTTGCTGGTGCCAGGGGTCGATCAGGTTGGACACCACGTCCATGACCAGCGCGTCGAGGTTGGCGTAGTCACGCGTTGCCTTGTCGGCACCGCCGATCACGATCTTGTCCCCGGCCTTGCCCTTGGCCAGCACACGCTTGGCGGCATGCTCACGGTACTTCTGCAACCAGCCCTTGTTGACGTCCTGCAGCAGCGGGTTGGTGGAGCTGTTGGTGGTCGATGCAATGCTGGTGCCGTTGAAGCCGACCATGATGCGGTCCAACGCCTGGCGCTGGATGATCGCGTCGCGCAGCACGGTCTGGAAGTTCTTCTGACGTGCCCACGCGTCGAGGCGTGCGTAGGGAATGGCGGTGTCGTAGTTGGTCTGCACACACTCATAGCCGGTCTTGTCGAGTGCGGTCACATCCGCCGGCTCACGCTTGCCATTGCCGCTGGTGTCGGTGCGGCCGGCGATGGTGCCACTCACACCCACGCCAATCTTCTCGCCCTTGAGGTCGATCACGCCGGGCATGTTGATGGCGGACAGGAAAGCACTGCTCTCCTGAATGCGCTGCTCGATGGTCTGCTGCACGCTCGGCTCGACCGAGAACGACAGGGCTGCGGATTCGACGTTGTTCAGTTCCGCCACGCGGCGGGTGAACTGGTTGAACTGTGTGCGGGTTTCGGTACGCATTGCGTTGCTCCGTAAGTAGGGGGCCGGTGGGAATCAGCAGTCGGTGGCGTCGCCGACGTTGCCGCCGCTGCCGGAAATCGGCGGGCGCTTGTTGAACGTCTGCGGGGTCTCATCCAGCGTCTTGCGGAAGCCGGCCACCTGGTCACCGAGGGCCTTCACCTTCGCCGTGAGTTCGTCGTTCTTCGCCGACAGCTGTTCGATGCGCTCTTCCTGCGCGGTAAAGGTGGCCAGCAGCTGGTCGGCGAAATTGGCGAAGTCTGCGGCGGGGTCTTCCTTCTGTGCCGGCTCGGGCTCCGGCTTTGTCAGCCCGCGCAGCTTCGACAGAAGGACTTCCATCTTTCCCGGGCGCGCCGCTGGTTGATCGACTTCATCGAAAGCGATCTCGGTTTCTTCCATCGCGGTGAACAGGTTCTCCGGTGCCTGCTTGCGCGCTGCCAGCGGGCTCTTGTCACCCTGCTGTGCAGCGAAGGCCAGCATTTCAGTGCCCAGGCTTGCCGGGGTGTCGGTGACAGCCAGCCCCTGCAGGTACGCCTTGCCGGTGTCCGCGAACTTCGGCGCAATCTCGATGCTGGTGTAGAGCTTCTGCTTGTCGTTGTTGACCATGGCCACCAGGGCATCGGTCGGCTCGATCTGAGCGAACAGGGCCAGCTTCTTCACGCCGCCGACTTCGACCTCTTCGGCCTTCGCCGCCAAGACGTCGCCGAACGCCTTGAACGGGCCATCCGGCATCAGGCTGCGCATGTGTTCCACCCAGATGCGGGCGCCGTACAGCTGCGGATCGTAGGACGCCGCCATATCGGTGATGTGCTGACGCTCGATCACGCGGCCGTCGGTGGTTGCGCCCTCGACGGCGACGCGGAAGAACTTGGAACGCAGCTTCTTTTTGTCGGTCTTACCGGCCATTTCACCCTCTGCTGGTGTCAGTGCGCATCGGTTCTCGATGCGATGACCCATGGTCGAATGAGGGCGAAGTTGCAGCAACGCGTGGAGCGTGTAAGCGACTGTATTACGAGGGCTTTCCGTGTCGCGGGCGCGTGGCGCCGGGCAACCTGTTCACGTGACCAGCGTAGCCGAAAAACTCCACGTCGATCCACGACGTCAAGCCAAGTTCCTGTACTGGATGGGCTGGCGTGTGTGCGACATCGCCAGCCTGATCGGCGAGAAAGAGAAGACGATCCACAGCTGGAAGGCGCGCGACGAATGGGACCGCGCCGATGCTGTGGAACGCATCGGCGGCGCACTGGAAGCGCGCTTGGCCATTCTGATCCACAAGGAAGGCAAGACCGGCGGAGACTTCAAAGAGATTGATCTGCTGCACCGCCAGCTTGAGCGGCAGGCCCGCATCCAGCGCTACCAGGGCGGCGGCAATGAAGCCGATTTGAATCCTGCGGTGGCCAACCGCAACGCGGCACCGAAGAAGAAGGCACGCAAGAACGAATTCAGCGAGGAAGAGATCGAACGCCTGCAATCGGCGTTCGTGGATGGGTGTTTCGACTACCAACGGGATTGGTATCGGGCGCGCAACGAGCGCACGCGCATCATCCTGAAGTCGCGCCAGATCGGTGCCACGTACTACTTCGCCCGCGAGGCGCTGATTGATGCGCTGACTACGGGCCGCAACCAGATATTCCTGAGCGCTTCCAAGAGCCAGGCGCACGTTTTCCTGGGCTATATGCGTGGCTTTGTGCGCCAAGTGCTGGACCGGGATCTGACCGGTGATCCGATCACCCTGGCCAACGGTGCCGAGCTGTACTTCCTCGGTACGAATGCGCGCACCGCGCAGAGCTACCACGGCAACCTCTACTTCGACGAGTTCTTCTGGACCCACGGATTCAAAGAACTGAACAAAGTCGCCAGCGGTATGGCGATGCACACGAAGTGGCACAAGACCTACTTCAGCACGCCGTCCACGATGGCGCACGAAGCATTCGATTTCTGGACGGGTGACCGCTTAAACAAGGGCCGGCCAGTGTCCCAGCAGATCCAGCTGGACGTGAGCCATGCGCGCCTGATGGGCGGTCGCCGCTGCGAGGACGCTATTTGGCGCCAGATCGTTACCGTGCTGGATGCGGCCGGCCGGGGCTGCGATCTGTTCGATATTGAGGAACTGCGCCGCGAGTACAGCGCCGAGGAATTCGCCAATCTGCTGATGTGCGAGTTCGTGGACGACAGCGCCAGCATTTTCCCGCTCACGATGCTGCAGCCGTGCCAGGTCGACAGTTGGGTGGAGTGGGCCGACGACTTCAAGCCGCTGGCACTTCGCCCCTACGGCGACCGCGCGGTGTGGATCGGGTATGACCCTGCAGAGACAGGCGATAGTGCCGGCATCGTGGTGGTGGCTCCGCCGTTGGTGCCGGGTGGCAAGTTCCGCGTGCTGGAACGCCATCAGTTTAAGGGCATGGACTTTGCTGCACAGGCGGCATTTATCCAGCAGATCACAATGCGCTATTGGGTGACCTACATCGGTATCGACGCAACCGGCATGGGCACCGGCGTGGCCCAGCTGGTGCGCCAGTTCTTCCCCGGTGTGACGATTTTCAACTACTCCCCCGAGGTGAAGACCCGGCTGGTGTTGAAGGCGTTCGATGTCATCAAGAACGAGCGTCTGGAATACGACGCAGGCTGGACCGACCTCACGCAATCGCTGCTGGCGATCCAGAAAACCATTACACCGAGCGGGCGCCAGGTCACCTACACGGCCGGGCGTTCGCGCACCACAGGCCACGCCGATCTGGCGTGGGCACTCATGCACGCGCTGCAGAACGAACCGCTTGAAGGCGGCGCCGCTGCGCGCGGCTCCATGGAGATTTTCTGATGACTGACCCTGACCAGGGCGCTACCGCGACCGCGCCTGCCGGCGTTGAGGCGTTCACCTTTGGTGACCCTACGCCAGTGCTGGACTCGCGCGGCATCCTCGACTACCTCGAATGCTGGCGTAACGGTCGCTACTTCGAACCGCCGGTGGATCTGCATGGGTTGTCTCGCACCACTCGCGCCAATCCGTATCTGCACAGCGGGTTGACCTTCAAGCGGAACATGCTGGTCAGCACGTACCGCCCGCACAAGCTGCTCAGCCGCGAGGCATTCGCACAGCTGGCGTTGGACTACATCACCTTCGGCATGGCCTACGTTGAGCGCCGCCGCGCTATGTCCGGTGTCAATCACTCCCTGGCGGTGCCGCTGGCAAAGTACATGCGCCGAGGCGTGGAGCCCGGCGAGTTCTTCCAGATCCGCGCCGGTCAGATCGAGCATGAGTTCGCTCGCGGCGATGTGTTCCAGCTGCGCGAGGCCGATGTTGACCAGGAGATTTACGGGCTACCGGAATGGATGCCGGCTGTTCAGTCTGCCCTGCTGAACGAATCGGCGACGCTGTTCCGCCGGAAGTATTACAACAACGGTTCGCACGCGGGTTTCATTCTGTATCTGACCGACTCATTGACGGAGAAAGATAATGTGGACGAAATCCGAAACGCCCTGCGCGAGTCGCGCGGCCCGGGCAATTTCCGCAACCTCTTCCTGCACTCGCCGGGCGGGAGCAAGGATGGATTGAAGCTGATTCCCGTGAGTGAGGTTGCGGCAAAGGATGAATTCACCGGCATCAAGAGCGTGACCCGCGACGACATGCTGGCGTCCCTTCGGACACCGCCGCAGCTGCTTGGCATCGTGCCGCAGAACAGCGGTGGCTTTGGCTCGATCCGCGAGGCGGCGACTGTGTGGACTGCGATGGAACTTTCACCCCTGCAGACGCGGTTGACCGCGCTCAATGAATGGCTGGGCGATGAGGTGATCCGCTTCAACCCCTTCGAGCTGGGGGCAGCTGCGTGATGACCGGCCGCCAGAACCTGCGCTGCGGCGCCTGTGCCCGACTGCTGGCCAAGGCTGCAGGCGACTATGACCTACAGATGAAATGCCCCCGTTGTGGGGATATGAACCACATGAAGGCCCAGAGCCTCTCCACGGATCGCCGCGAGCGACACCACGAAGAAGGCTCTACCCATGAAAAACGAACTGATCCACGGCGATGCCCTGACCGTCCTGCCGACCTTGCCGGCCAACAGCTTCGACGCCCTCATCACTGACCCGCCGTATGCCAGCGGTGGCACGCATGCCGCGTCCCGCCAGCAGTCTCCCCAGGTGAAGTACATGCAGAGCAACGGCCCGCAGCTGCATGCCGACTTTGTCGGCGACGAACGCGATCAACGCTCGCACCTCGCATGGATGCGCCTGTGGCTGGCCGAATGCAGCCGAGTGCTGAAGGAGGGCGCCCCGGTGTTGCTGTTCACCGACTGGCGGCAGCTGCCTCTGACCACCGACGCCCTGCAGTGTGCTGGCTTCACCTGGCGCGGTGTGGCGGTCTGGGACAAGACCGAGGGCGTGCGGCCGCAGCTCGGCCGCTTCCGCAACCAAGCCGAGTACGTCGTGTGGGGTAGCAAGGGCCATATGCCCCTCGGCCGGCGTGCGCCGGTGTTGCCTGGCGTCGTGCGGGAGAAGGTCCGCAAGCTGGACAAGCACCACATGACCGGCAAGCCGACCGACCTCATGCGCCAGCTGGTGCGGATCTGCGAAGAAGGCGGGCGCATCCTCGATCCCTTCGCCGGCTCCGGCACCACGCTGGTGGCCGCGGATGCAGAGGGATACAGCTGGACCGGCATCGAGATGACCGGCCACTACTTCGACGTGGCGCGTTCCCGACTGCCCAGCCCGTAACCCACCCACATTCCAGCCCACCACAAGCCGCCTACGGGCGGCTTTCTTGTGGGCGCGTGTCAGGCAATGGCACAGGCGCGAACGCCGTGGCGGGCCGCTGGTGGTCCGCTGGTGGGCGTTCGGGGCCATGCCAGCCCGTCGCCGCCGCTCGAGCGCCATCTGCCCCTCGGCGTGCGCACTCGTCTCCCCGCCACGCCTGCGCACTTCACAGGGTGCTTTTTCTGCACCCCCTGCGGAGCGGCCCAGCCCCGGCCCTGTATGGCGTTCTCCGGGGTTCCCAGACATCGGCTGGCCCTGCGGTTCCCTGCGCGACAGGGGGTCTCTCAGCGCGCCAGGGAAGGCCGGTCAGGCTGGGGACCGACGCTTAGGAATCTGGGGGGTGTCGGGAAAAGAGCAATCTGAGCAATCGGCCCGGAAATGGCCGTCTAAGTTGTTGATATGAAAGGATTTTTTTGATTACAAGAAATGGCAATTTGAAGCAATCTCAGAGACCTAAAAAAGCAATGTCATTGATTTATAAGGGAAAAATTCTTTGTGAAAATTGCCCTCTGGAAAGGCAATCAGGTTGCTCAAAGGTTGCGCTATTATTACCTTTGATATGTTTGTATAAGTTATTGAAATATATGTAATTTATGTAGTCTCCGAAGGGGTGATTGCCTAGATTGCCTTTTTTCAGAGGGCAACAAAATATTTGCCCTTTAAGGGTGTGGGGCAGTCCTCTTGCCTCACTGCCGCCCGCTCTATCGCTCTGCATGCACGCTTCCCTGTCGCAGCCTTTGCGATGGCCAGCCGTATCCTGCCGGCATGCCACTGCCCGCCGACTTCTACTGGACGACACGTTCAGCCAGCTTCCCCAACGATCCTCTGACCGTGATCGCCTGCGAGGGGGTGTGGGTGGTGTCGTTGTCGCAGCGGGTGGACGACGAAATCTGGGTGGCCACGTTGGATCGGCATCGAGATGGGCCTGGCGGGCCGGGCGGGTCATGCCGGCGCTGCAGCAGCTACGAGCAGGGCCGTGCCGGCGCTGAGCTATGGGTGGCCAGGCATGAAGCCCGTCTGCGCGAGGACGTGGCCAAGATCACGGCGTACCGTTCGGCGGTTCGCGCGAACAGGTTGGCCAAGCTGCACATCCCGCCGCCGTTCGGGTGGATGGGGTAGCAGGCCGCCGGCGACGATTCCGGCTGCAGGTCGCTGTCGATCGACAACGCTGGCCACCTTCGCAGGGTGAGGGATGACCGGGAAAATATGCCGACGCCCTCAACAATGGCAGGCGTTCCACGGCTCCCGACCGGGAAAAAAGCGCCGACTAAGTGGCTGATTCTAGGGCTTAGTCCAACTATCTTGTAAACAGTAGGTCATCCGTTCGATTCGGATAAGCG